ACCTTTGCCAAACGGCAGGGCGGCTTTTATTATGCGCGGGTCATCAACCAGATTGCCTTTGACCGCATTCTGCGGGGAAAACCGAACCGCAGCTTCGCGGTCAATTTCCGCTGCAAGCCGTTTTTCTACTTCTCCGACGTGGGCGCGGAGACACTGACGACCTCGACGCAGATGCTCTACAACCCCGGATGCGTGTTCGCCGAGCCGGTCATCACCGTGTACGGCTCCGGCGACATTACGCTCATGGTGGGCACGCAGATCGTCGAACTGACGGGAATCACCGACAGCATCACGCTGGACACCCCGGCGATGGAGGCGTACAGCGGAACGACGAGCATGAACAGCCACATGCGCGGCGAGTTCCCGACCCTTGACGTGGGCGCCACGGCCATCAGCTGGAGCGGCAATGTGTCGCAGGTGGTGGTGCAGCCCAACTGGAGAACCCTGTGAGGAGGTGAACGCCCATGATCTGCATCTACAGCGCCGACTGCACGGATTTTACCAACAACGGTCTGGGCGTGGTCGTCCCGACCTCCTGCTCGGTGACGGAAACGCTGAACGGAGAATGGGAGCTGACCCTCGAACACCCCATTGACGACGCGGGCAAGTGGCGGCGGCTGGTGGAGGGGCGCATTCTCCGCGTCCCCGTCCCCGCTGCCAGCACCCCGCGGGTGAATCTCGTGGACGTGAGCAAGGGCACGCTCATCTACAAGGTCGTGACCAGCGGCGGCTGGCTGTACCTGAGAAGCGACCCCAGCACGAAGCACCGGCGCATCGGCAGCTACAAGCCCGGCACTGAGGTCATTGTGCTGAACAAGACGAACGACGAGTGGTACGAGACCTCCTGCCCGGACGGCAAGCACGGCTTCATGCACGCGCAGTATTTGAAGTATGTGCGCACGGAGCCCGTGCCCGGCGTCGCCACCGGCGAGGTCATCGAGGCGCGCCAGCTGCGCGACCAGCCCTTCCGCATCTATCGGACGGTTCCCGACCTGACCAAGGTGACGGTTTACGCCCGGCACATCTTCTACGACCTGATGGACAATCTCATCAAGAAGTACGAGCCGGAAGAAAAGATGCAGGGCGCGGCGGTGCTGGCGAAGTTATCCGAATCCTGCCTGTCCAAGCACAGCTTCACCTTCTATTCGGACATCGACACGACCGCCGAAGAGGTGGTCTTTGAGCATGTCAACCCGGTGGATGCGCTTCTGGACGACGACGGTTTTGTAGATAAATACAAGGCGGAGCTGGCGCGGGACTGGTGGGACGTTTTTCTGGTGAAGCGCGTCGGGCAGGACACGGACGTACAGATTCGCGAGGGCAAAAACCTTCTGGGCGTGTCCTACGACGTGGACGAGACGAACGTAGTCACGCGCATCATGCCCACCGGCGAGAACAAGGACGGTGAGACCATCTATCTGCCGGAGCTGTACATCGACAGCCCGAACATCGGCAAGTACATCCACCCGAAATGGATTCACTTCCCGGTGTCCAGCGCAAAAGAAAAGGACAGCAAGGACGAAAAAAAGACCATCAAAGAATGCCTCGCCGATATGCGAAAGGCGGTGCAGGAGCAGTACGACGGCGGGTGCGACCTGCCGGACGTGACTGTGATGGTGGACTTCATCAGCGCCGAAAACACCGTGGAGTTCGCGCAGTACGCCGCCCTCCAGCACATCTATCTGGGCGACGCGGTGCGCGTGATTGCCCAGAAAATCGGCGTGTCGGTGTCCATGCGGATGACGCAGTACACCTATGACTGCCTGCTCAGGCGCTACACGAAGGTGACGCTGGGCAAGGTGGCGGACGCCATCGAGGGCAACACCATTTCCGGCCGCCAGCTCCCCTCCGGGAGCATCACCGGCGCGAAGCTGGCGATGAACTCCGTGGGCGCGGGTCAGCTTCAGAACGGCTCGGTGGGGTCGCTGCAGGTGAAGATGGCCGCCATTGAAACGGCGCATATCCGCGACGCGGCCATCACGAACGCGAAGATTGCCGACGCTTCCATTGACAGCGCGAAAATCAAGGATGCGGCTATCGGCGCTGCCAAAATCGAGGATGCGTCCATCGGCACGGCGAAGATTGCGGACGCCGCCATCACCACGGCCAAAATCGCCGACGCGGCCATTGGCTCCGCGCAAATCAAGGACGCGGCCATCGGCGAAGCGCAGATTGGCAAGGGCGTCATCCATTCCGCCCACATCGGCGACAGCGAGATTCAGACGGCGAACATCAAAGACGCGGCCGTGACCAAGGCGAAGATTGCCGACGCGGCCATCAGCTCCGCCAAGATCGAGGACGCGGCCATTACCAACGCGAAAATCGACAAGGCGGCCATTGACAGCGCGAACATCAAAGAAGCCGCCATCGGCTCGGCGCACATCCAGAAGGCGGCGGTCGGCGAAGCGCAGATTGCGGACGCCGCCATTACCCGCGCAAAAATCGCTGACCTCGCCGTGGGTACGGCGCAGATGGACGACCTGTCCGTCACGACGGCGAAGATTGCGCAGGCGGCCATCGGCTCCGCGCAGATCAAGGACGCCGCCATTGAAACGGCAAAGATTGCGCTGGGCGCGATTACCGCCGCGCTCATCCAGCAGGGCGCTATCGGCACGGCGCAGATTGCCGACGGCTCCATCACGGACGCGAAGATCGTCTCCCTGAGCGCGAACCGCATCACCGCGGGCACGCTGTCCGTGGAGCGGCTGATTATCCGCGGCAATGAGCAGAGCCTCGTCTACGCCATCAACAACATGGGAGAGCTGACCAGTACGCAGGTAGACACCATCGACGGTTATGTGCTGACCGAGCGCACCATCACGGCGGACAAAATCGTGGCGCACAGCATCACGGCGGCGGAGATTGCCTCCAAGACCATCACCGCCAACGAGATTCTGGCGGGGACGATTACCGGCGCGGAAATTGCCGCCGAAACCATCACCGGCGCGAACGTCCAAGCGGGCACGCTGACAACGGACCATGTGGCGGCGAACTTCGGGGAGACGCTCGACCTGTCCAGCAACACGGGCATTGTGCAGCGCGTGGAGTACGCGGATGACCAGACGGAGATGCGGTCGCTGATTCAGACGAAGTCGGACGGCGTTTTATCCGAGGTCAAGGCGAACTACACCGCCGCTGAGGACACGGAAAGCCTGCGCAGTCAGCTTTCCTCACTGGCCGAGCAGACGCAGGACAGCTTCACTTGGACGACGACGCAAATCAAAGAGCTGATTGCGAACGCCGAAGCCGGAGACAGCGCCACCGAGGAGCAGCTCAAACTCATTCAGGACTACATGAAGTTCACGGACGGCACGCTGTCCATCGGCAAGACCGGCAACCCCTTCACGTTCCGCGTGATGAACGAGCGGCTGGCGTTCTACATGAACGATTCCGAGGTCGCTTACCTCTCCAACAACAAACTGTACGTCACGCAGGCGGAAATTCTGACCCGGCTGCAAATCGGGAAATTCGCGTTTGAGCCGCAGACGAACGGCAACATGTCCATCGTCTACACGGGTTAAAGGAGGCAGAGCATGGCGCTTACGGCCACATACACGGCGAGCCTGCGCACCCTGAGCTATACGGCGGAGGGCGTGATAGACAGCAGCGAAGCCACACAGGAGTACTACACGGCGGGCGCAAACCGCGTCGGCCTTTTGCATTTCCCCGGCATGAACATGACCAACAAAGTCATCACCGGGATTCAGATCACCGCCACCGCCAGTCGCGCGGGCTACGGTCTGGGTCACGACAAGGTGGTCTACCTTCGCAAGTCCAATTATCAGGCGACGTCCCAGCCCGGCGTAAAAGGACGCGCCTTTGTCGGCGACGCGCTGGGCACGTTCGTCGGGCAGTTTTACGGCAACACGTCCTCCTACACGCTGTCCGGCAATCTGCTGATGAATCTCGCGAATTACTTTGCCGCCGGGAACAACACGGTGCTGCTCTACAATCCCGACCCGGAGCAGTCCTCGCAGGTGTACTCCAAGAACTACCTGAAATGGACCGCCGCCAGCATCACGATTACCTATCAGGAGGCGGTCAGCCAGCCCACGCTGGAGAACAGCACCGTGACGATGGGCACAGTCATGCGGATCGCCACCAACCGGCAGAGTACGGCGGCGACGCACACCCTGCGCTACAGTTTCTTCACCGAGAACGGCACGATTGCCTCGGACGTGGGCGATTCCTACGAGTGGACGCCGCCGGTGTCGCTGGCGGCGCAGATTCCGTCCGCCGCCTCCGGCTGGGGAACGCTGCTCTGCGACACCTACATCGGCGGAACGCTCATCGGCACGAAGAAGACCACGTTCACGCTGGTTGTGCCGGACAGCATTGTGCCGACGATTTCCGCCGTGACCTTTGAGGAAGCGACGCCGGGCGTGGCGGCGAAGTTCGGCGCGTTTGTGCGCACGCGCAGCACGCTCTCCGTGTCCATCACGGCGGCGGGCGCGCAGAAGAGCACCATTGCCGCCTACCGCACGACGCTGAACGGCGCGGTCTATTCCGGCGCGAGCTTCACCACCGGCGCGCTGAACGTCGCCGGGGACAGCGCGCTGACCGTCACCGTCACCGATTCCCGCGGGCGCACGGCGACTACCACCAAAACCATCACAGTGCTGGCCTACGACCCGCCTAAGCTGACGGGGTTTTCTGCCGAGCGCTGCAATGCCGACGGCAGCGCCGCGCAGATGGACGGCACGAAGGTGCGCATTTCCGCATCCGCGACGGCCTCTGCGGTCGGCAATAAAAACAGCCTGACCTGCACGGTCTACTACCGCACGCGCGGCGCGGAGGCATGGGCGACGGCGCGGACGCTGACGGCGACGAATTATGCAATCAGCGCCACGAACGCACTGCTGACGCAGACCTTCGACGCATTGAGCAGCTATGAGCTGAAAATCAGCGTCACGGATGCTTTTTACACGGTGGAGCAGACGGCGGAAATCGGCACGAAGCAAGTCATGATTGACCTGTACAAGGACGGCACGGGTATCGCCTTCGGCAAGGTGGCGGAAACAGCGAATACCGCCGAGTTCGGGTGGCCTGTGAAGCTGAGTAAGCCGCTGGACGTCGCCTACGGGGGCACGGGCGCAAACAGCGCATCTGCCGCCTGTACGAAAATCGGGGCGGTCAACAAGGCTGGAGACACCATGACGGGCCCGCTGAAAATCGAAGGTCCGGCGGAACCGGGCTTCTATCTTATTCCGACCAATACGAACCGCACCTACCGCGCGTCGGTGCAGGGAACGGATACCGGCGTGATCAAAATCACCGCATGGGAGAACGCGGACGGGCAAAACCGCCGCGCTCTTGTCATCAGCACTGCCAAAAAGGAAGCGTCGAGGGACAACGCGCTCATTGTGCAGTGCATCGAGAGCAATGTTTACACTTCCTACCGCGTGTTCCATGCAGGCATGGCGACGCCGGTTCCCATTGCCAACGGCGGCACGGGCGCGAGCACGGCGAAGGCGGCGCTGACGAATCTGGGCGTGTTCTACGCGGAGACGCTGCCGGACACGGGCGAGGACGGGCAAATCTGCCTTGTCCCCGTGTAAGGAGGGCGCATGAGCAGTACATTCAGCGCCACGGCGAACAGCAACACCACCATCGGGTACGTCTGGTACGGCTCGAACGAGTGGGCCGTCGGCAGCAGCGAGGGCGCGTGTCAGGGCGCGTACATGGCCACAAAGCCCAGCCAGTCCCGCGTCGGACTGATGCTCTTTAACGGCGCGGGCGCGGCGCTCAGGGGCAAGGTCATCCAGAGCATCACGCTCAAAATCACCTGCTCCGGCGCGGGCTCCGGGTCGAGCGGCAAGGTGCTTTCCTTTCACCGGGCCAATGTGCAGGCGTTCGACAAGTCCCTGCGCGGCTCCGCGCAGGTGGGCGCGGCGCTGGGCACACTGACGGGCAAGTTCTACTCGAACACGACCACCCACACATTGAGCGCGTCCAGCAACGCGGCGTTCTTCGCCGCCCTGCGCGCCTATCTGACCGAGGGCAATTCCGCGCTTGTGCTGTACAACGGGGAGACGTCCAAGGCCGACGGCTATTCCGCCAACTACGCCCGCGTTACCTCCTGCACGCTCACCGTCAGCTACATCGACGGCATGGCCTATGTGCGCGTGAACGGCGCGTGGAAGCAGTGCGCCGTGTGGATGCGCGTAAGCGGCGCATGGAAGCAGGTCGTGCCGTACTACCGCAGGGACGGCGCATGGGTGCGCGTATAGGGAGATCGCCGCGACGAGCGGCTTTTTCTATATCCTATCGGAGGGGAGGGAGCGAAGGTGAATGGAATCACCGGGGGACAAATCTACACGGCGGCTCTGGTTTTTCTGGCCGGATGCGGCGCTGTGACCACCATCGGCAAGGCCGTCGAGGTCATCCGAAACTGGCGCAAGCCCGCGGACAGCCTGAAACACAAGGTCGCCCGGCACGAGGAACAGCTCGCGGCGCTGAAGGACGGCCAGTGCGTCATGTGCGAGGGGCTGATGGCTCTTTTGGGGCACGAGCTGCACAACGGCAACTCGGACGAGATGCAGGAAGCGTCCCGAAAACTCAACCAGTATCTTGTGAACCGATAATTTGAGGAGGGGTTTTTCATGAAGTGGGAAGACATTCAGCGGAAACTGACCAGCCGCAAGTTCTGGCTGGCCATCGGCAGTTTTGTGTCCATGCTCATCGTGGCGCTGGGCGGCGCGGAGGAAACCGCGACGCAGGTGTCCGCGCTCATCATGGCGGGCGCGACGGTGGTGGCTTACATCATCGGCGAGGGCATGGCGGACGCGGCGAGCGCTGGCGGTGTCACCAACATTGATGGTGCGGACGTGTTGAAAGCCATTGAAATTGTGGACGAAAAGGGCAAGCAGGACGACCATTCGGGCGACGGCGAATAAGCCGCGCCCCTTATGGAGGGTATACCATGTACGATGTGAACAGGGTGCTTTCCGTCGCGGAGGCGGAGGTCGGCTATCTGGAAAAGGCGAACAGCAAGAATCTCGACGGCAAGACGGAGAACGCGGGCGATAAGAACTACACCAAGTACGCCCGCGACCTCGACGCGATTCCCGGCTTTTACAACGGGCGCAAGCAGGGCTATGCGTGGTGCGACGTGTTTGTAGATTGGTGCTTCGTCACCGCCTACGGCAGGGACGCGGCGCTGAAGCTGCTGTGTCAGCCGCTGAAGAGCGCGGGCGCGGGCCGCCGCAGTCCGGACAG